GTCAGCTTCTTAACAAGTGGCTCACCCATGGACCTTAAAAGCCCCTTTCCGGTTGTCTTTTTCATGATGGCGCTTATTGCGCCGAATCCCATAGCAAGCTCCGGAAGTCTAGGCTCTATCTTAATCATCTTGTTTAGACCGTTGGACACCTTCTCAATGACCTTAAGAAGGGCGTTAAGAGCCGCTGACGTGGCTTTAGCCGTCAATTTAAGCACATCCATCACGCCTTTGTTCCGGCTAAGGGTACCGGCGAACCGTTCAACGGAATTTGCTGTTTTTTCAAGCTGTTTTCCTGTCCCTTTGAAGATTTTCGCCAGTCCGTTTATTCCTTTGCCAACAACTCCCATCATTTTGGTTATTCCGCCAATTGCAACATCGGAAACTACCTGCCACGCCGGAGCCAACCCGGTTGATAGTGTAGCCGTCAAGCCGTCTGCCGCTTGCCCTATTGTCTTATAGCTTTCTGCCATCTTAGATAGGTCGCTATCCTCCGACAACTTTTCCATCGCCTTGAAGAAGTCTTCTGTCTTAACTTTGCCGTCTTGTACATTTTTGACAAGCTCTGTGGTGGTCATGCCCATTGCTTTAGCAACCTTTGACATTCCGGCAGGTGTCTGTTCGAGAATCAGCTTGAAGTCTTCCCACTGAACTTTCGGTTTCGCCGCCATCTGCGTTGCTTGCATAGACAACGTCTTCATCGCTTGTGCCGGGTCCTGTGCAGCCGCCGCAACGTTTCCGAATCCTTTAACAAGGCTTGTCGATGTTTTCTTGTTAACTGCATATAGCTGCGCATAGGTCGCTGCCATATCCTTTGATGTGTATACGGTCTTTTTTGCGTAGTCTTGCAGGTCCTTTTTGGTTGCCGTGATTGCCTTTGAACCCATACCGGACATAGCCATATTGGACGAAAAAGACGTCCACGCACTGTTAGTATTGTCAAGCTCAGAGACAAGACTTTTTAGACCGCTTCCCACAACGCCAACCGCCTTTGCGCCGATTCCGGCGAGTGCTCCGAATCCGAGACCGCTTTTAATCTTGCCTCCGAGAGTCTGCGTTGTCTTGTTTGCCGCTTCAAAAGTGCTTTGGAAGTTCCTATCCTTTGCCATTAGGACGGCGGTTACAATATAGTCGCTACTGCTCATTCTTCCCTCCTTTCTTCTTTCATTTTTCTGCTGATAGCAAGGAATCTTTCGTTCCGCTCCGTGTCGTATTCCCGCTCTACCTTTTCCAGTTCCTTTTTGTAGTCATAGAACTTGTCGAACGTTTCATATACCGGTTTGGTCCGTGTCTTTCCCGCTTTCCGGCTTGCCTTAGCCATGAAGTTCAGATAGGCGAGTTTGTGCACCCACATATCTTTGTCCACCGTGCTCAACTTGTGCGCCTTGCAAAGCAGTTCATATTCCGGGAACGTCAGCCGGTCCACTTCATCAAAGCTACGGAAACCAAAAAAACGGAAGCAGTCTTCCGTGATTTTTTCTATCAGCTTTTCAAAAGTCATGGGGGTTAGTTCTGATTTTGCTCTTCCACTGCCTTCTTGATTGTCCTGTACGCCTTCTTCGTACAGTTCGCTTCCGACAAAAAATCGGTCACCTTCTTAAACACTTCGTCAATATCGGTGTTCTCGTCCTCAAACCAATCATTAAGAATGGAGATGTTCAGCTTTGGAGTCTCTGTTTTGTTCGCAACAAAAAGAATCTGCTGCAGCGCTTCAAGGTCCCCATCCATGAGCTTTGCAATGTAATAATTCAGTCCAACATTCTCTTCTTTGCCGCCCCATGCATCCATGGGAACAGTGACCCTCTGATTAATCTCTCTAATGAAATTCATTCCAAACTTAACCGGGTATGATGTGCCGTTGATTTCAATATCGTACATATTAATCCTCCATATACCAAAAGCGGGGAACAATCGTCCCCCGCCCGCTTAAAACCTATGCTCCTACTGTAGTGTCTTTGAATACATAGGAAGCCATGTCTGCCTGCGTGTCTGTTACGGTAACGTTGCCCTTTGCTCCCGCTCCGTTGATACCAAAGGTGAGAGATACTTCAACCATATCCTCAGCGTTGGCTGTTCTCTCAATCTCTGTCAGATACCCCTGAAAATAAGTGCCCTTGTATTGGTTTGTCTTACTTTCAACCGGCTCATCCATGTTCGCTTCCCATACTTCAATCAATTTGTCATTATCCAATGCAGATTCCAGCTTGTCCAGCATTGTGTCACCCTTTGCCAGAATGGAAGTGCACGTGATTTCAACCTCCGCTGTTGCCGGTGTACGAATAGTGCCGTCCTTCGTTGCTGTAGAATCCGCATCCTTCGACTTCGTTCTGCCGTTCTCAGTAACAAATGCAATCTGCTTTGCTGCTTCCTTCGATGCATCCTCAAGAAGTCGGTAAAGATAAATGATTTTCTTTCCTGCAATCGCTGTTGCCATAATTCTTCTCCTTCTTTAGCTGTAGTAATATTCTGCCTCGATAATTGCGTGCATCAACGGTTCCGCCGTGCTGTTGTCTGATATGATTTTCTGACTCAAGCTCCGCAATGTGTAGCCAGTGTCGCCGTACTCCTCGAACTCCCGGCAAACCTCCATCACTTCTGCAGCAATCCGTGAGAGCGTGCCTCTCTTTTTCGAATCGTTCTGCCAAACGTGGATGTTTTGCGATACCGTGCCGATTCCGCTTCCCTTAACCATCATATCCCGCATCGTGTTATCTGCGAGATACACAAAAGGGTATGGCGCATCCTCAGAAGGCATACCGCCGTCATACACGCTTAATCCGAGTGCTTCAATCTTCATTTTCAACCCTGTAAAAAGGCTTTGTTGTGCATCCATCATTTAAACAACTTCCTCAAATCTCTCACAAACTTCTCTCCCGCTTCTCGTGCTGTTGGCTCCATGAACGGCTCCGGTGGCTGCCGCCTTGTTCCGTACTCGACACAAGCCGAATAGTCCTTAAGCGACTGAATGCCAACCGCTAGACCTTCTAGGTAAAGGTCCGTCTTTAGGTCGTCATAAATTCCGCCCTGCGACCGCTCAATTCCGCTATAACCGCCGTAAAATTCACCGCCCGCTGACTTTTTGACGGCGTGCTCTTGCGCCGTCTCCAGCAAGGTTTTTTCTTGGTGCCGTACAACTCTTTTAATGTCGTCCAGTGTGGCGGCTTTTTCTAAGTTGTCCTGCAGCTTGTCGAGACCTTCCCATTTAATATCAACGCCCATGCTGTACCTCCGAAACAATGAACGCTTGTTTGGTGTATAAGTCGATTCGCTTGTCCACCTTGTAGAGCTTTTCGCCGATTCGGATATAATCAAACGGCTTTTCATATTTGTTTTGCAGCCGGACTGTCAAGGATTCCTGCGGTATGCTGTCGTATACCATCCGAATCATTGCGGTTTCGGTTTGGTTGACGGAAGCTCTTCTAGGCACCTCAGACACCTCTCGACGGTCATAATCGCCCGTCTGAGCGTTGTAATCCGACTTTTCGGTATAGAAGTACACTTCTTTATCAAATCTCATATAAACCGAATCCGCCCCCTTCTTGACGTGCCTTTGTTTTCATCAATCCACGCTTGAATGTCGCTTTCGTACGGCGTGAAGTCGTCTCCGCTGAAATTGAGTGATTCGCCCTCGACGGTATGGGAAGAAAGCCCCTCTGAACCAATCCGGTTGAATCGAATGATGGATACCTCCGTCACGATGTAGGACAGCTGACTGGGCACCTCATCAGTGCCCAGCTTTACTTTCAATCTGTCGCTTGTGATATCCATAATGGTTTGCAGCTTCTTCCTCTGTTCGTCTTCGGCATCTTGCATGTCGAGCAATTCTAACAAGTCTTCCATGTCGTGCCTTTCTGACTACTTCGTCCTTTTGCCTTTCACGGTCTTTGTGTTGCACTCCTCGGTGTACTCAATCAGTGGAAAGCCCGGCTTGTTTTTTGAACCCGCCAGCTCTTCAATTCTGCCCTTATTTACACGCTTTCCAGCTCGTGGGAACTCATCACCGATTTCATAAATGTACGGAATTGAACCGTTTTTCGTTTCGGTCACATCCTGCGTGTCTGCGAACCGATGAATAACCACATAACCCATTACTTACCTCCTATGCTACCGTAGCTGTAACCTTTGCAACCGCCTTCTTGTTAGCCGGGAGAATGTACTCACCCGCTTTACCGGCTCCCTGCAGTGCCAAGCCGTCGAAATCCTCGGATTCGATGGTTCTAGCAGTCTGAATGCCGGTGAACGCCTTACCGATTCCGGTGATGTAAGCGTAAATGCACTCGTTCTTCTGGAACATTGCATCCGGAATCACCTCAAGCTGAAAACCCTTGAAGGTGTTCACTGTGTTGTTGTCCACGTTAACAGAACTACCCTTTGAGGTAGTCATGAGCTTGGAGTCAACAATGATGTTCCATACATCCGGTGTAACCTTTGCTACCTTGGTACCAACCGCCCCAATGTTCACAAAGTACTTTGCAAGGGCGTTGAATGCCTTTACAACCTCTTCCTCGGTGAGTGCTGCCGCCTCGATTGTCTCAGCGGCGCTATCGGAAATGAACTTTCCGTGATGGGTATTGAACTGGTTCGTCTTTGCCTGTGCCTGCAGCTCAAGACGGTCAGCCACCGCCGTGTTGAAGTCGTTGTTAACCGTGTTCCGGTCGATTCCTTCGTGGAAGCTCCAGCCCCAGCTGTAAGGAACATCCGCATTGGTATAGATAATCTCGGTTCTGTTGCCGAATCTGTTGGACTTTCCCGTTCCGGTTCCGAATGCAGTGTTCTCCTCGGTGCTGTAAGTGCCTACCGCTACCGGAATGTCGGAAGTCTTAACGCTGAATGCGGTCTGATTCTCCTGAATTCCGTCCAGTGCCTCGATTCCGCCGCCGAAAAAGTCTCCAAAGTATGCTCGGCTCTGGAATACCGCCTGCATAAGGTCCTTAAACTCCTTGGTATAACGTCTTACTGCCTGATTATTGTTTTCACCTGCCATAGTTTACTCCTTTTACTTCCTGTACTTTGCAATCCGCTGTTCAATTTCGCTCAGTGGTTCCGCTCCGGTGTAAGATTTCGGGGTGGTACCTGTCGCCCGCTGTCTTTCCCGGATTTCAACCTGTGCATTGACCAGCTTCACGAACGCTTCCACCTGTGCTTTTGTGTCCTCTGCGGTTGTGCCTACGACCATGTCCAGAATGTCCTGTGTAGCATCCATTCCCTGTTCCTTGAGAATCTCACCGGCAACCTTGCCCAGTGCGATTTTCTGCAGCTGTGCTTCCATTTCCGCAATTTTGCGGTCCTTCTGCTCTGATTCATAGGCGGCTTTCTGCTCTGCGTTCATTTTCGCCAGCTTGACCGCCTCCGCTTTGGCATCCTCGATAGCTTTATCGGTCTTTTCACTCCATTTTGCGTACTTCTGACCGATGATTTTATCAAGGTCCGCATCCGAATACTTCTTTTCCGGCTCCGCTCCGCCTTTCGGCTCGGTCTGAGTGTTCGGCTCGGTATTCTGTCCAGTGTTTGCGTTTGTGTTCTGATTGTTCATTTCTTCTGCCATAATTTCCTCCATGTGTTTTACATCGCAATGCTTGATATTCCATACAGTTTAATGTCGTGAATGCTTGGACGTACCCGAAAAAGGGTATATAAAAAATCGCCCTGTAATGAGCGATTTTCCTTCATAGATATAATTTATTGAGTTTACATTTAAAAGCGGTTATGGAGCGTTTAAATGCGTTTTAAGGCTATTTCTGTAGTGCTTTTGATTCGCTATTAGTCTCCACCTCATCCTCTGGCATATACGGTATTGTGAATATTTGCTTATATTCGTCGCAAAGTTCTCGCCATTCTTTCATTAACTTTCGATGAATAACGTTTAGCTTCTTGTCGTACTCCTTTTCCTTCCGCAACCCTTCTCGCTCTTTAGCATTTTGTTTAAACAAAATATCGAGTTTTGTTTCATATTCTTCATAATCTGGGTGATTCTTATCTGCTTTGTAGTGTACGCTCATAATCTAAATTCAACTCCTTGGATAAAATATTCATGATTTCATCAAATATTTCCGTATCAACATCCGCCTGTTCTACTCCACGATTTTTTAGATTGTCTAACGCCTTTGTGTATGCATTATTATGCATACCCATTACTTTTTTGTAGTCTATGTCTTTCGTATCTTTGCGCCGCTTTAAGGTGTACTGATACTTGTAATCCGATGCCATCATAAAGGCTTCTTTATTTTTTATAAAGTCTCTAACATCCTCTCCACTAAATGAGAAGTTCGTTTCTTTCGGTGGATGGTTGTGATAAGAAAAAGCGCCAGTTCTATCCTCGTCAATCTTCGGCTTCACTCCTCCGTGGAGTCCCTTTGATAGATATACATTTCCAGTTGCCGTAATGGTGACGTCGTACTCATTCGGAAGGTTTTGATAATAATCTTTTGATTGGTTTAACAAGTTCATGATAGCACTAACGTTTGAGAAGTCAATCTTCTTTACCCATCTCGTTTCTGTGCCGCTTCCATCATCCCCGTTACCTGCGCTTTTTCCGCCTGTTTCCTTTTCAAATGAATCCAACCACTTCTGATACTCTTCTTCATCCTCATACGGCGCCGTCCTACATCTACAATTCGGATGCATTGGCGGCGCATTCTCTGCCGGTTGAAAATCCGATATCTTGAAATGCTTTTTATTTAGGGCGTTGCATATCTCACATGATGCCGTGCCGTATGCTAAGAATTCGAACTCTTCCCATCCGTTCGCCTTGTACGAATCAATCTGAGCCTGTGTCTGCACCCGGACCATTTCAGTTCGAACCAGTCTCATTGCTTCCCTTGCCGATACGTTGAAATCCTTCCGAATCTCCGCCGCAAGGCTTTGATAGCTCTTACCACCAATCAAGCCCTTTGTGAGTATCGTGGATAGCTTATTTCTTAAGGCTTCCTGATTGCTCCATATGCGTTCGCTGAATGTGGCATTCATGAAAGACTGCCCCACTAGGCTTTTAGCTCTTTCGGATGCACCTTTAACGCCATTTCCTAAGATTCCCGCTTGCCGTTCGAACTCCTTCACGGCTTCCTCGGTCAGCTTTTCTCCGGTCAGCTTCTCTAGGTCGTCGAATCCGTCTATCATATGCAAGCCGATATCCGCTTTTAAAAGCTCCAGCCGATTAATCCGCATAGTTGCATTGTAGAGCCTCATCAGCTCGTTTGCCTCATCGCTGAAATCACGTTCCTTGACCATTTTCGCCGCTCGTGCCTCGAATGCCCTTACATCGAACTTCGACACTCTCTTTTTGGCTTCCGCTAGGCTGATTCCCTCTTTATCGGCGTACCTCTGATAGAACGATTCAATTTCCTTTTGAATTTCCGGGACCATCCGCTCGTAAATCTGCTGAATTTCGGCATCGATGTTTTTCATCGTATGCTCGTTTACAACCGCCTGTCGGTCTTCTCTACTTCTCCAGTAATCCCGGTTCTCCTTCGTTTTCGCCAGAAATATTTCCTGCGTTGTTTTCGCCATTTACTGCCCCCATGGTCTGCTGATACATGCTCAACTGCTGCATCTGCTCCTCTTCTTCCTCTTCCATCTTTTCAATTTCCTTCTTCACATCCGGCACGATGGACAGAACAGAAAGCTGTGTTTCCTTGGACACGATACCTTCAAGCTGTGAAGCGGTCTGTGCTTCCTCTTGCAGGTTCTTTGGAAGATTCCGGGTAAACTTGATATCAATATCCCGCCACACTTCCCTATCCGCCACGTTGGTTGATAGGCTTGACCAAATCTTGAAACGCTTCCTGAGTGACTTTTCAATCTTCCGGTCAAAAGTCACGGCGAGATTGCTCATTGCCTGCAGCTTGTAAGCCAAAGCTACACCGGAGCTTGCGTTTCCGAACTGTTCGTCTGAGATATTCGCCACCATCGAAATCTGATATATCAGATTTTCAAGGCGGTTCAGCAGATTTTCTTGTGTGCCGTCTGCCGTTGGTTTGGTCATGAACTGCACCAAGATATCCCTTGCGTTATCTGTACCGTAAAGGTTAATGATTCGGTTGTCCCGGATGCGGTACACGTCCTCATCGTCAAGCTCGGACCCGATAACTGCCAAATAAGCCTCCGCAAACGCATCAACATCATTTGCCTTCTCTCCCAGTGTCCTGTTGTACGTCTCCACAAGTCCTGCCACGCCCTCAAAAAGTCCGATGCGCTCCTCGTTCAGTCGCCACTCAACGCATGGGATTAAGCCGTATGGGTTCTCTTTGTCGTCGGTCAACTTCCCGTTATCAAAGTAATAAATCGTGTCTGCCGTCGCTGCCATTCCGTATAGAACGCCGTTGTTCACGCCGTCCACCGTGTGCCGCCCATACTGAATCATCATCAGTGCCCGGCGCTGTACTGTATCATCGACAATACAAAATAGGTCTTTCGGATTATAGGCGACTACTTTGGTATTGGTCTCTTCGTCCTGATAATAGAACTCCCATGCGTGCCCGTATATGCAGCACATTTTCGCCATCTCTGAATCGTGGTCGTTCATTTCGTTGTCCCGATAGAATTCTTTCAGCCGCTCATTCTCTGAGTCTTCCGGTGCTGTGCACTTAATCGGTACGCCGTAGGCATAGCCTAGGAAGGTGTCTGTGATGTACCGGGGGAAATTAACCGCCAGTCTGTTGTCGGGCTTCCAGTTTTCCTTTTCCGGTTGTCTATATACGTCGTGAAACCCCTTGTATAGGTTTTCAAGGTATTCATAGCGCTTGAATTTGCTCTCGTGCTTATTGATGTACCCCTCTATCAACTGAGGCGTGATATGCTCCAGTATTGACGGGTCCGCCGTGATTGGCTTTGGTAATTCGTATGGTCTTTTGGTGTGCATTAGATTCCCTCTTTGAATCCCTTAACTTTAACTTTTTCTTGTCTCATGATTGTGTACGTGAAATATCGCATCGCATCCATGCAGTGGTCATGCTCTTTCAGCGGTCTATCCTCTCCGGCATCCGCTGACTTCAAATCCCACATATAGGAGTGGAACTCCCGAATGGTATTCACACAATCAGAAACGAACATCAGTTCTCCTCTTCCAAGTGCGGTTGACGTGTACCGTATTCCGTCCAGTACGTCGTTCATGCCCCGCTTGACCGTGTATCCGTTCTTTCGTAATTCTGCAATAAAAGAAGTGGCTGACGGGTCAACGATAATCCTTTTCGGTATCGTGCCGTCTAGCCACATCTTCATATCCTGAACAAATTCCGCATCCGTTTTCTGCTTTAGGTTTGCCCTTCCGGAATAGCAATACTCCCGAATGCATGTCCATATGCCTTTTATTTTCGCCCACATAAGGAAAACAGTTGCATTCTGTATTCCGTAATCGCACGACACGTAAACATCGCCCACGGGCTTGAATTTCTCCTTTGTGACGTGCCGATTCTCGTTGAACATATCATAGATAATGCCCTCCGCTGCTACCCACTCTCCGAGGATATAGCGCCTGTAGAACACGCCTTGATACATGCTCCGGTATCGGTCTTTGATGTGCTCCGATAGGCTCCGGTTGTCGTCCAATTCAAAATGCAGGTACAAAAGATTCTTTTCTTCTCTCCGGTCTATCCAGTTCACCTTGAACCAGTGGAACGGCGTTGACGGGTTGCAGTTGAACCACCATTTCGAACCTTCTACGGAACAACGTGCTGTTGCCTGATTCACGAATGATTCCGGCATCAGTGCCACTTCGTCGAATAGGACCCCCGCAAGCGTGACGCCCTGAATAAGGTTCTGTGAGCTTTCGTCTTTACCTCCGAACAAGTAGAAGGTGTTCACGTTGTCTCCGTGCCTAACCGTCCACTTGTTTTCGATGCGGCTCTCTGATATTTCATAACCCATATCTGGTAAAACATTCTGCATTGGTGAGAGCACGTTTCTTCTTAGCGCTCCTAATGTCTTACCACATATGGCGAACTGCTCCCCCTCGAATGACTCCATCGCCCACATGATGAAGCTTGTTCCCATTGCTACGGTCTTTCCGGAACGAATGGAACCATCCGCAATGATTCCGTCCATATCAGAATACTTGCTGCCGCTATTCCACCATGAAAAGATGTTGAACTGTTTCGGACTTAGTGGCTGCCATTTGAACATTGCTCCACTTCCTCAACTGCAGCGTTCAGTGCCTCGATGAATCCATTGTCTACGGCTACATCCATTCTCTGTTCGTTGGTCGGTCTGTTTCCGCTGGTATCTCTGATGAATTCCGCAGCTCTGATATCACCTTTCAGCGCCTTTTGTGCCTGCTTCAAGATGATTGCATCCTGAACCGTGATATTCTTCCCATTGGCTGCTGCCATGCTCTGAATGTCTTCAAGGTCGGTTACTGTTCCATCCTTGAGGGTTAGCCCTAGAATCATTTCGGCGGTCTCTTTCATCGCCTTCTTTTCTTTTCGGACTTTCCCTGATTTAATGCCGCCCTTTTTGCCTCTTTTCCTTGCTTCACTCGTGCTTGTTGGCGGTTTTAGATTTTCTGTTGTTGCCATTAATCTAATTTCCTTTCTTAATTTTTGCATTATAAAAGGGACCCCGGTTGGAAGTCCCTTTCACTGCTATTTGCTTTTCTTTTTCTCTTCTTCGTCGTCCTCTTCATCGGCGAACTCTCCGAGCTTGTATTTCTTCCGTAACTCCTTAGGAATGTAATCTACCGGCTCCGAATACGTGACTTCTCTGTTCTTTTTCATTTCTTACCTCCTTATAATCCAAAACGCTTGTCCAGTGCGTTTACAATAGCGATACTTTCCCTTTTGGCTCTTCCGCCGTTGCAGTAAACATCCGTGAACGCTTCTGCGACTGCCTCCGCATTGCTCACCGTTGCATACTTGCTGATTTTGGATGCCATTTTTACAACGCCTCTATGCCCCGTCGTTTGTCTTGCTTCTTTAACAATTTCATCCGCCATGGCATCCAGTGACTTTCCGTGCCGCCTTCCTGCCGCTTCCGTCAGCTTGTGACCGTATTCATGGGCTGCGACTGACTGTAAGCCTGTTTTCTTGCCTCTTGGTGGATGATACCCATCACTTATCGCTTCGTCTATTACTTTATCCATTTTCTTTGAATCCAAATATCTCTTGTTAAGAGCGATTCCACCGCCACCATCAAAGAATCCGAGCACGCCGGATTTGCTTTCTTTGAGTGTTGCTGCGCTCAAGTTGTCAATGTCTTCTCCGTACTTGTCGTGCACGTCCTTACCAACAGATAACACTTCGTCGATTTCTCGTGGTTTTCCCTCTCTCATGCTGACAAGGTCTTCTAGCCCCGTTATGTCGCCAGCATTCAAACCACCACCGGCTAATCTTCCGCCTCCAGATGCTCCTCTACCACCCATATTATACCACATCTCCCTTCTGTTTCATTCGTTCGGTCGTCTTGTTTTTATAATAAATTACTTCCGTATCGCCATAATCATATGGAACTTTACCACCGTACACCAACAACCTTTTCGGCTGCAACCTCAGCAGCATTTCATCCATTCCATCCTTCCACACTCCAAAGTTGTAATCTTCTTTCTTGATTCCGATTGTTGAGATGGACAGTGTAGCTCTCTCCGGCAGCCCGTCAAAGCAGAAGTCAAAACTGTTGTCTCTGCACCAACTGACCGTTGGGATAACCGTTATCCCCCTTCGTTGTGCCATCTGACCAATAAGCCTGCTCCGGTACGTGTTCCATATCTGCATCGCAATAGGCATTTCCATATACAAGCTGAAATCCGGTGTTAACATGCAGTCGAACTCGGATATCTTATCTAGGTACTCATCCGGACAATTCCATATGCGTTCGAATTGATAATCATCAACGTAAAAGTGAACCCCGCTGTCGTATTCATTGCTTGTTAACATGTAATTGAACGGTATCAAGTCCTTGGGGACGTAATCTACCGGGTCCAGCCGTGGAATATCATAGTCGCCTACCGCATTGACCCGGTCGTATTCCGATAGGTTGTAAGCGTTCCCGGTCCGTTCTCTTTCGTTGTGTTTTTCTTCCGGTTCTTCATCTTCTTCATCTTCTTCATCTTCCGTGAAGTCGAATCCGAAATCATCCATATCGATATTGAGAATCTGGTTCAGCTCATCATCCAACAGTTCAAAGTCCCATTCCGATGTTTCCGAAACCTTGTTATCCGCAAGCCTATAGGCTTTTGCTTGTTCGTCTGTTAGGTTGTCAGCTACTATCACCGGGACTTCTTTCAACTTTAATTTTTTCGCCGCCTTAAGTCTTGTGTGTCCGGCGATAACAACCATATCCTTGTCAACAACAATAGGCTGCTGGAAACCGAATTCCTTAATCGAATTTGCCACAAACTCCACCGAATCATCGTTTCTTCGAGGGTTTTTATCGTACGGTTTCACGCTTCCGGTCTTGACATATTCAATATTCATATGCCCTCCATTTTTTTGTATAAAAAAAACGCCTCTCGGCGGTCATCTAAATAAAATAGCCGGAGCGGTTTTACGCCCCGACTATTATTTTTTATCCAAGTATACTATCCTGATATGCATCTGTTATTTTTTGTGCTTCATCCTGATATACATCAGTCAGCTTGTTCATCCACTCATTGTACTTGTCTTCATCGTCGTTTTCTTTTGTGTGGATTGCGGCGAGTCTCTTTCCACCCTTTGCACAAATGTTTGCAAGCTTCTCTGTTTTCTTTGCGCTGATGTTTGCCAGCTTGTTCATGTCAGATACACCCTCAGCATCTTTCTTGTACTCTTCAATCAGACCCGGTGTAGCATCCTTCATCTTCTGGCTGTACTCCTTATAGACGGATTCATAGGTTGGCTTTTTTTCTTCCGCCTTCTTTGTTTCCTTCGTTCCGGAAGAACCGCATCCGGCTAACGTTGCAACCATAGCAACCATAAGCAGTGCAATAATTTTCTTTCTCATTGTTTTCCCCTTTCGATTATAAAAGAAATATTCAATGTGATTATACCAATGATTGCTGTGGATTGCCATATACTTTTGAGAATTCCTTGCAAGAAAACAACCGCCTTTCGGCGGTCGCTCCCGACTATTCCTCATTTTATTCTTGGAGAAAGGATTGCTTATGTTCCACATACATAATAGCATAAAGGAAAGTATCATCTGGTATCATGATTTGTAATTTCTCTTCCGAGGCATTCCAACGCTTGCCTTTTGAGACGTTTGGTGTGTGATTCCGAGTAGTTTAACTCTTTCGCCGCCTCTTCCGTGCTTTGCTTAAGAATATATCTTCGTGTCAAGACGTCTCTATAAGTTGGATTGATTGATTCAAGCTCCGATATTATAGCTCTTTTGAGCTGCACCCAATTAGAAGCAATCGTTCTTAATCGCTCCTGCTCTTCCAGCAGCTCAACAACAGCCTCCTCCATCTTGTTACCGGTGACAGAATTCTGCACCTTGTCGGTGATGTTCAAAGACCCACAACATTGAGCTACATTCTCCAGTTCTTCTATCCTCTGCATACAAGATTTGATTTCCCATTCCGCCTCGCTCAACTTCCGGAGCCTCGCATCCGCAATTTGTGCATATTCTGTCATCCGATACCTCCTATTCTATCGTTCCTATCTCATCACGATTCGCCCGCATGTACATTTCTACGGCAAACTTGATATTGTCGTAATGCTCGTCGCACATATCCAGCAGCCACTTTAACTGACCGAGCGGCATCCGGACCGCATTTCCTTTTTGGAATATTGCCACCTCCTTGTCACGGCAGGCAATCGTCACGTCCCCGTCGTCCAGCGAATAGATGAACGAGCCATCTAATCGCTTCCGGACCTTGTCGGTGCTGATTCTATACCTTCTCATCTCCATATTCCTTTCGTGAAATTGTTCGCTTCAAGCCATTCATCAGCTCTTTTTTTCGTTCCTTCTGAAATTGTTTTAATGTCGAGCGCCATCTTGCACATCGCCGCCATGATTACCTTATCGCTTTTCGGCATCGGTCTTCCACCATAAACGTTATCCTGATACAACCGATAGAACGCCTTGAATCTATCAACATCCAAAAGCTCTATTACTTCATCCATATCTTTTTGCCACTGGTCAATAAGTTTTCTATTCATAACATCCCCTTCAATTCCTAACTTGTACGCAATCAGTTCATCTTCGCTCATTAACTTCCTGTTGTGGTACTGCATAATTGCCATGGTGAGCTCCGCAAGCTCCTTCACGGTCTTAATAGGCTGGTTTTTAAACACATGCTGTTCAAGTGTCCTTCTTATCGTTTTCTTTTTGAACATTTCTCTCCTATAATCCTTCCGTCGGAATCGTAAATGTAGCCTTCCCAGTATGGGTAGTTGCGGTGGAATGTTGAAGTGGGTATTCCTGCCAACTCCGCCGCAACCCTCATTGGAATTTCCCTGCTCTGCATCCAGTAGCAGGCTTCGAAAAACTCGGTCGGCAATTCGCTAAAACGTCTCGCCACGCTCTTCCCCTTCGCTTTCGAGTAATTTTATTAATATATCTAGCGCATCCATGAATGCGTCCTGCTGAGACAACGTCTTATCCTTGTACGCTTTCTTGGTATACTTCAAGTCGTCAACGCACTCTTTCTTTTCTTTATTCATCTTCTACCTCCACTAATTCGCAGTACTTCCAATGTCTGATGTGCCCATGCGTTGTTTTGCTTGTCGTTCCATCACCCCACGCCTCGAATCTGTGGTCCGGTATGATTTCGCTAGTGCATTTGAAATATTGCAATTCCCACTCTTCGTCTTTTGAATCACGAACCCTCACAAGCGTGTCAACGGGTACGTTATCCCAGTCCACTTCCGGCTCTTCGTATTCTTCATCAAGCCAAAGCTGTAGTGCTGTGCCACAATCGACACAACTCGTTTCCCCACAGAAACTTTCCTTGTCCCTTCCGAACATTTGGTATATACCGTGCGTTATCACGAATCCGCATATCCTACCGTCCATCTTGATAACTTCCATCAACTCATCTTTGTATTTTTCTCTATTTTTCATCTTTGCCCTCCGTTCTTTGCTTTCGGCAGACCTCCTCGGACTCATTCACCATTTTTAGTATCTTGTGATACCCTATCACTTCACCCATCGCCATTAGGCTTGCGATAAAGTTATCTGTTTTGCGACCCTCTTCTTCGGCTTCCTTCATTCTGCGTTCTAGCTCACTTCTTAACTCGTCAATATCAATCCACATAAGCTATCCTCGTAACACTCATTTAATACGCATTTAACACTTCCAAGCACGTTTCAAACGCTCATATTTCAAGGCTTTTCCGCAATTTCTTGTCTAAACCTTGTCTAATACATCAACTAATACATCAATAGTCTTGAGTAATTCTTGTATAATTGTTGTGTAATCTTGTTTAATCCTTGTTTAACCTTGTCTAATCCTTTTCAGTACACCATCAAATAGATTCCTGTAGACAAGGTCCCAAGGAACAAAACTTCGCCAACGATTAGTCCCAGTATTTCTTTCAGGTCAAAATCCAAGTTTGTGACCCATGTGAGTAACGTGGTTACCGCAAACGCCATCAAATTAAAGCCGATTAATTCTCTCACGTTCCTACACCTCCCTGTCATCGCTCCAATCCAAAGCTTGCCCACAATGATAACAGTACTTACTTATCATTCCTGTGAATTTATTCTTACACCGTGGGCAAACATAGGTTGTCACATATCGGATATTTTGCTCTTCGGCTTCTATCGGCTTTTGTGGTATTTGCTTTTGGAGTGCCTCGTCTAATAATTCGACGTGTCTTTCTACTTCGTCCATACAGCATTCCTTAAGGTCTCCGTTTCCAAACGGGAATTCATATCCATTACAAAATGCCGAACGAATTTTTTGTGCTTCTACTATTGTCATTTCTATACCTCCCTGATTCTGATTCCGTATCTCCACAGCATCAACTTCCGCTTGATTACATATTCTTTCGTCCGGAAGCCTTTCACATCCTCCACGACGGTTTCTCCTGCCTCATCATAGACGAAATCCGCCTTATAGGAACACTCACGTTCTACAACCTCCCCGGTCGCTTCGTCACGTTGTGCCGGAATAAGCTTGAATTTAACCTGTGTCCGTAAGTCCTTAATCTCTCCTGCCTTTTCCATCAGTAAAAGCTCTTTGTACCGGTTCGCCTCTTTCTTCGAATCGAACACCTGACCATTCACGGTGATTTTTTGGTTGTTGTACTTCGTCCAGTTATAGCTCATCCCTCTCCTCCAAATCGCCCTCTTCTTCGAGGTATTCGATTAGGTCCATGACCGCAATCAGAACCACAAGTTCGATAGAATCCTTCTTCTCCTGCAATTCTTTCATTTGCGCTCTCAGTTCACCCCACATCAACCCGTAATCTCGAAACATTACTCTGCACCTCCTTTCACTTCGACTTCCACCGTGTAGCCTAGCGCCGTCGCAATCTCTAAGAACTTGAACCATGAAATGTTCTCGCCGTGTTCCCATCGGCAAATTGAGCTTGTGTCCGAATACACCTCCATAGCAAGCTCCGATTGCTTCAAGCCCTCTGCCGTTCTCATTGTCTTAATTAGCTCTGACAAGGTTTTCTCTGTTGCTCTCATCGCTTTCACCGTTCCATTCTTTTGTAATCTCATATGCGCACGCTGCATATCCTGCAACGTCCACGTAGTTGTCGTAGTGGCTAACTCCACCAGTGCTTACTCTTGCCGCCTTGAGGAGCACCATCATCATTGCAACGTCAATTGGCGTTACGGCGGTGTCAAGATAGATGCTCCACAAGGAAGCGATTCTATCAAAGTTATCTTCAACGTTTCCATATGTCTGATTCCGTGCTCCATTCACAATCTCACACGCTTCTCTTAGACACTTTTCTCTATCGTTCATAATTGCTCCTATTTCGTTTGTTTTTTGTCTTTGGTATAATTCATCGGCTCCGTACTTTCGAGTCGTTCCGGGTGCCTTAAAATCCGTTCTGAGGCTATTCCTGCTCCGATTCAATCATTTGTGTAAGGTATTCCATCTTTTCGGTTTCCATCCAGTGCATCAAACTTACCTCCAGCGCTTCCCTCACCTCTTCGTGATTCTCCAAGAATCTCACAAGATTGATATCCACGCCGTCAACGTCAAAGTTGCCCTGGTATACATCCAAGTTGTACAGCAAGCTTGCGGCGCTATCGGTAGCAGCACAAAAGCCTGCCAAGAATGCCTTATCTTCCGGACTCAACTTCTTCAAGTCTTCATCTGTCAGTATTTTAATCACATCTTCCTCCTTTGCCCGCCCATGAAGGGCGGGACTTGTTAACTCTTGAAAAATAACCGATTTTTTGTTTTATGTAGAAATAACTTATACTGATTTATTCATCCACCTTCCGGATGATTCCCTTCTTGAGAAGCTCCTTATCGGCGTGATAGGTGATGCACTCGTGCACCTTGTTCGCCCGGTCTGCATCTTCCACGCTCGTGTCGAGGGCTCTAGCGCCGTACTTTTTGCTGCTTTTGACTTCGTCCTCGCCATCGTTCCACAGTCCGTAGGTCGGATTATAGCTTTTCATTGGCTTCCTCCTCGACGATGGCATCCCATCGTTCCGCTTCCTGCTTCCGGCGTTCTTTGGCGATGGCTTCGTCCTCGTCCATCCAGCCACGAATCCATGCGTAATCGTCGTAGGATTCGATATTCTTGATAGACTTATACCAACCGAATTTGTTGATATACTTTTGCGCTTGAGACGGTATCAATCTGTCCAGCTCGTCCAGTTGCTCTTGTGTCAGATAGACATTATTGAGTTTTCCACATTTCAGCTTCCCGCCTATGTGTGTGTGATAACTATCCTTATCTATACTATCCTTATCTAACCTACCCTTACCTAACCTATGCGGTCCCGGGGACGTCCCCGGGACGTCCCCGGTTTCAACACGTGGTTTTCTGTCTGCTCTATTTGCCATCTGCTGCACATCCGCATCCGGCACAATTTGCAGCAGCAAGTCTTTATAGATGCTGTCAATCTTCCGGTCTGCTCTCACCTTGTTATTTTCTCGCCAGTCGGTGATGTAGGTCACAAGGTCCTCGTTCAGTACCGTGCAAAAGCCCTTAGCCACCAAGACCTTCAAGTCGTCTTCCGTCGCTCCAATCTGTTTGATTGTTGTGTACGCCTCGACGATTCCGTCGTCGTCAGCGTTAAGCCCAAGGTGGAAGTATAGACACTGAGTTGAGATTGGCATTTTCAGGAACCTAGCGCTTCCGATTACTCGTTTCGAAAACATTCTTCTTTCTGCCATGGTCTACCTCCTAGAATGGGATATCATCATCGCAGTTAACGAATGCATCCGGCTCCGGTTCGAATTCGGGCTGTCCCTGTGGCTTCTGCTGACCGCTGGAACCGTTCGAACCAAGGAACTGCACTCTGTTGGCGACAACGTCGGTTGTGTACACCGTCTTTCCTTCCCGGTCCTTATAGGACCCGGTCTGAATCCGCCCCTCGACGGCGCACTGTCTGCCCTTTGCAAGGTACTGATGGGCGTTCTCTGCCTGCTTCCGGAATACGACGATTCGAATAAAATCAGCCGCCTTATCCTGTGTAGGTCTGTCCACCGCCAGTGTGAAGCGGCAAACTGCAATGTCTCTGTTCTGACCGCCGTAAGCAAGCTCCGGGTCCTTTGTCAACCGTCCGATAAGTACTACGTTATTCATTCTTTTGACCTCCTATCAAATTATCAAGTTCCTTCTTGCTCATGGTTTCGATTCCTTGAGCTTTACACTCTTCAACGACTTCGTCTATCAGCCGTGCCATCGCTTTTGTGTCGTATTCGCTCGTTCCGTAAAACGCTCTTAGGTTGTGATATCCCAGCGTTTTTTTGCACGGTCCGATATCATCACAGAACCACGCTATCCCGTGGCTGCTCCACACGTCCGAAAAGGCGCTTTTCGCATCCGCTCTGACCGGAATCACGTAGTATTGACCATATTGTCGGACGAACCATTTGTAGAGCTCTACAGGGCTGTTTTGGACCTTCTCGGCGAGTTTGTTCAGAAGTTGCCACATGTAAGCGTTTGCATCCAATGTACGCTTCTTCCGTCTCGGTTCGATTTTCACCGTATACTCTTTTTCTGGGTCAACCTTTCCGGCGTTCTCGAATATTCGCTCCAGCTCCTGCCGGTCGTCGCTCACTATGGTTAGTTGCGCAGACCATAGCGAGTTCTCCAGTTTGATATCCTTAATCTTCATCGGAAGACCTCACGTAGTTTTTACCGAATATGGCGGTAAAGTTTTCCGTAGGATAATAGGTTTCGAATTGCCGCTGACCCCATTCGTGCAGTTCTTCCATGAACCGCCGGTTGAAGTGAACTCCTTCCGGCGGTTCGTTGTGGTGTTTATGGCACAACCACACGGTCAAACCGTACTTTTCGGAGTTTTGCCGATTAGCTGCTCCGAACACGTGGTGCTTCTCCACATATGGACTTCTGCATATTAGGCAGCGCTTCTGCCCTTGCATGATTGACTTCATCGCTTCATCCCCTCCATCTTCTTGTTAAGCTTCCGGCTGGCATCAACATAATCAGCCTCGGTCATGTCCTCGACCGTGTCCACGTGGTAATACCCGAGGAAGCTGTCAATGTCCGATTCGGACTCTTCGAGCATCCGCTTAATCACTCTAGCCTCATGCGGCTTGATTCGTTCGTTCGCAATGCTCGGTTCTTCCGGTTCGCTTTGTTCGATGGATGGATTACCCAATCGGTAACAGAACTCCTTTGTCTTGGTGTTGTAGATTACCAGCTCCGTGATTCTGTCGCCGGTGTAGCCAATGTTCCGGACCTCGAAGCGGTCGTTGCACTTGCCGTCTTTGATGTTGCAGTATTTAGCCTGAATCCAGATGAACGGCGCCGTGTACAGCTCCCGTCCAATGCCCCAGTTGAA